TGTAAGGATTGGCTCCTTCGTCGTTTTGCGACGTTTTGCCACCTTCTTCGCTGGTTTCTTAGCGCGCTTTCTTGTTGCCACTTCTAGCCACCTTTGCTGAGAGGGCTAATTCTAACTGAGACTCCATCTTGTCGAGGCGCGACACAATGGGAAGATTCTCAAGTTTTATGATGTATCTTAGCCCGGCGATAAGAAGGCCGATAGACCCAAGCACAGAGGCAAGGGTCGCAGCGAACTCAGAGACTTGCATTATTTAATTTTGCCGTAACGCTCATAATTTGGGTTAAGCCAGTTGATGATGCTAGGCAAGACTGATACTAGAGCCGCATTTGCAATTGCGTCGAGATCCCAGCCCACCGCTAGGTATGTCGCTAGAGCCGTCGCGAGGAATGTTTTCCCCCAACTTTCCGCCATCAGTTTCAATTCTTTCATTTCTGTCTCCTTCGAGGTCGAACCAACTGCCGTCTTTGTCTCCCAAAGTTGTAAAGCTAATATGGAAATGCGACCGGTGAGGATTAGCACCCCTGTATTTTCTGCGCTTCCAATTCATAATCGGACTCATAATTTTGCCGTCGTAAATAATGTATTTGATTCGCTTATCGCCTCGCTTGGCACACTTCCGAATTTTCTCAACAAGGGCATAAGCCTCTTCTTTGTGTGCATTGAGATCAGCATCAATATCAAGAGCGCGGACTATTCCATTTTGCGGTATATGGTCTGAAGTGCCTTTCGCCATATGGCGAGCATCAGCAATCCAGCCATCAGACTTACGATCGCGATCGGGATAGTCATCATCAATCTGCTCCCTTAATTGCTGACCGGCTTTGCAAAGTTTAGGCAAGACCAAGAGCCTTAAGATCATCAAGACTAATACCAAGCGCAATTAATTTTGCTTCAGCCGCCGCTTTCGCTAATGCGGCTTGATTCTTCGCTTCTAGTTCAGCTTCAGCTTGGGCTTTGTCTGCTTCCCATTGAGCAAGTTCATCAGGAGTCATTTCTCTTTGAATGACTTCGCCGTTAGGTTGAAAAATTGTTATTTTAGTCATTTGCTCTCCTAAGAATTTGCCAAACCATAAACATAAACGTTACCTGTAAAGGTTCCAGAACTAGAAAAATTAAGATCCGTAAACGAAGTAGTCGCATCAAAAAAGCCAGCGAGATTCGCATCTAAAGCGGTCGTCGAGCCATTGACTCCAATTAAATCCCATTGATAACAAGTTCTTTTACTTTCATAGGGTGATTGAATTCTGATTGTGCCGCCGATTGTGACTGTTCCGTGATCTAGCATCTTAAAAGATGTTGCTTGGTTGGTATTTAAAGCGGTGATTGAAGAAATGTTGTAATAGCCTCGATAAGTGTAATTGCTCGTGGTATTGGCCGTTCCATTGGTGCCAAACCGAATCAAAGTATCGGCAGTTTCAGAACCATCAAAAACAACAAGATAATTTCTGTAAGTAGCAGAAAAACAGTTAGTGATTGTGAAATTTGACGATGCGCTGGGTGATGCGGATCCAGTCAATGTTAAAGCGCCACTTGATGGGCTAACCCATTTTAATCCGGTGGCTGTTGATGAATCGGCGCTAAGGTATTGCCCATTCGTTCCGACAGCTAAACGAGCAGGAGTGTCGGCAGCAGTAGCGGAAATCAAATCGCCTTTAGCATCTACAATTGCATTTTGAATCGCATTTGAATCGTCTTGGGCAACCCAAGTAAAATCCAAATCTGTATTCGAAGCTTTTGATAAAACTTGTCCGGTTGTGCCGCCTTTGAGATCAACGAAAGAAGTATCTATTGAGTTGCCCAAAGTGCGCATCGCCAGAGCGCCATCTTTGACGAGATCTGTATCGTCAGGGGTTTCCCATCCGAAGTTTGTTGTTGTTGCCATTAGCTGATTACTCCTATCGCGTCTTGCCATTCTAGCGTATTAAGTATCGTATTCCACGTTTCTGCCGCGTTCACTTGATCCCAATTCTGCGCTACTGCGCTGAACTCAGTCGGTGATGCGGTGAAAGTCAATGAGAGGCCATTAAGGGTGCTAGTCCAAGTCCAGCCTTCGATATAACCGGTGAACTCGCCGCCGTAGATATTGATGGGCAGATTGGTTATTTTGACCGGTTGGCCCATAAATACATTTATCAAGGCATCTCGGTCGGCGTCAGTCATTTCGGGATTTTGGAGCGGAAAGGTTATTGAATCGAATAATGGGCGAGGATAGGCGCGAAGGGCAATCTGGCGATCTACGATTGTTTGAGCGTCTGTGGCATCGTGAACGAGCGAATTTTCTTGGACTGAGTAAAGGCCATAAAGGTCAATTGAATCTTGGTCTAAAGCCGTTTTTGAGCTGTTGAAATTATTGCCATAGTTGATTTGATAGTCATTGATAATTTTGCCCGAGCGGATGGATTGCTTAATGCCAGCCGCGAAAGCCTCGCGAGCGTCCAATTCCGTGTATCCGTTAGCGATTAGGTATGTCTGCCGATGAGCTGCATCGGCGTAGCCAATTTCCCCATTGGCGTTCTCATAAACATAGCCAAGAGCTGAATTGGCGATTTGGGTGACGATTGAATAGTAATCAATTGGGCTGGCTGAACGCTGAACCATTTCATATTGTCCGGGTCTATCAATGTCGCCAAGCCCTACGTCGCCAGCATTGGCCCACGTCGTTGTTGGATCATAACTGCTCCATTGTTGCGCTGGGCTGACTTCATTCCAAGAGGCAAGCAGCAAGGAACTAAGAATTGTAAAGATTTGATCTCCGTCATCGTCTTGCGCAAGGCTAGAAGTCCAGATGGCTTTGGAAAGTTTAGATAATGCGCCTAATGCGACAATCTGAATCTGCGTCACATAAGCGACTTCACCAGCGGTTCTAACGCTAGTCGAGACGTCGCTGATTCTTCCACCAAATAAACTAACCCAATTGCCGCTCGTATCTTTGACTTCGAGGCTTACGCCAGTATTAACGCTCCAATCATAAAACGCGTTGCTGGCGTTGATGAGTTGCAAGTTGCAATAGCCGGCTTGGGCTTGGGTATTGACGTCGGTGCGTCCAGAAGTAGCGGTAAAGCCGACAAGGGTTAAATCTGTGGCATCTGTGCCATTAATAAGAACGCGATACTCAGGTGTCCAAACTGTCATAATTCGTTGCGAATTCCAAGTAATCCGCTACCGCCGCCAGTTCCTCTAGAGTTTGAATTGTTGAGAGCTGAGACAACTGCTCGAGTAAAGCCTTCTTCATCAATTGCGCTAGGGGCATTGACGTTAATGGTTACAGGGGAGATTCCTTGAGCATCTGCCAATCTTGAGAATCCGCCAGAAGATACCGGAACTGTGATGGCGCTAGATGATCCAACTGGGACGCTTGGAGTTGTTGTGACCTTCGGCGTTGATGTTGTTGGCGTCGTAACTCTTGTTGTAGGCGTAGAAGGTGTTACGTTAGCCGAACCGCTTGATGGTGGAATGATTGATGCGCCGCCAAATGGCAGGCTTGCCGTTGGAACGCTTCCAGTCCTCGAAGTGGTCGTTGTGGAGATATTAGGAATCGTTGAAACGTTAGGGAGAATGGGAATTGAGTTGTAAGCGCGGATAATCTTATTAACTGCGTCAATAACGTCATTAGCCAATTCTTTGACTTTGCTGGTAACTGTGCCAATGATGTTGATGATTCCAGCAATTGTGGCTCCGACTGATTTAATTGCGCCTACTAAAGCCGTTTCAAAAATGGGGACTAAATAGGTTTTGATGAAAGACCATAAGTCGCGCAAAGCTGCTTCGTTATTCTTAAATGCCTGAACGATTGGATCAATAGCTGCTCGTTTTGCCTCTTGAAATTTAGGAATGAGAACGTTCACAACATAATCGAGAAGTCTTTGAATGACTGGCAATAGTTGAGCGCCAATTGCTTCTTTGGCCTCATCAAAGCCCACTCGCAATCTAGCAATCTGACCTTCAAAAGTATTGGCTTGTGTAGCAGCTGCACCGCCAAAGGTTTGACCTAATTGGGTTACTGCGCCCTGCAATCCCATCGTTTTGATTTCCGCAGCTGATAAACCGATTCCTAAACGAGCAAGTGAAGCCGTATTGCCTTCATACGCTTTACCTAATGCGTTGGAAACTGTCTCGACGTCTTTGCCGGTTGCGGCTGAAATATCAAGGGCCAGAGTTAATAGTTTTTGCGATTCGGAAACTGATCCTGTGGCTGTGGCGAGTCTTTGGAGTGCTGGACGCAACTTATCGTCTGCTACGCCAGTAGCCAGAGCGGTTTTACTTATCTGCTCTTCAACTGCCGCAATTTGGGCTTCTGTGGCCCCTGTGACGTTCTCTAAGGCTAGGGCTAAGCGCTTCTGTGCAGCTTCATCCTCTATCGCCGCTTTGACGCCTTCGATGGCTAATTTGCCAGCATAGGCAGCAGCCGCAGCAGCGGCAGCAGCAAAAGCCGCAGCAGCGACCTTGCCCATTTTAGTTGCTTTATCGCCGAACGATTCAACTGTATCTTCGCCTTTTTTCATATCCGTGACAAATTGCTTTGTCTCGGCGAGGATCTCGAGTTTTAACGTGCGCCAGTCTTTAGCCATTTACGCAGTCCACTTCTTTACGACTTTATCCATCGCATCATTCCATCGAGCTGTTAATTCAGGCTGAATTTTGCGAAGGGTTGGATATATAAACCAACCTCTTGATCCGGCGCCATATTTTCCGGAATAGCTAGGGAATTGTTTGTATTTACCCGTAGGATCACCAAATTCCAATCCACCCCAAAGTTGTTGCGTTGTCGCCCCACCAGAAAAACGTTGAGAAGCAAACCCGAACGAGATTCGACCTGTTTTTGAAGTGTTGCTGACTTTTGCGCCATCAACGACTCTTTGAACTGCTTTTGCTGATACTGTGCGGCCATAACCCGCTTGCTTAATTTCATTAGCCGCATAAGAAGCCAAAGCATTAGAAGTCGAGCGAGCTTCTGCAATTGCTTCGTCTCCCATCAAAGAAAAGGCTTTCGCTAGTTGTCGGAGTTCGCGTTGTGTGTAAGGACTTAAACCTTCATCTGCCACCTTTGCGCTCCTTCAATATCTCAATTGCTGTTAATACTTGCTCGATGTCCGTCCACTCGCTCATTGGGATTCCGGTCGCTATTGCGACTTCGACAAGAAGCCGATTTACGCTTCCGGACTCGTAGCTTTTGGGCTTTCATCTCCAATCAGCATTTCATCAATGGACAGTTCCCAGATTTCCTGAGACTTCGTGGGCTTTCCTGCCGCTTCGCGCTTGTAAGCGTAATAAGCAAGATCTAAGAAGTCCGCTTGCTGATAAGCCGAAATATCCTTCATCGAATAAATGGACTTGCCAGTTTTGCGTTCCCACTTAGCCCACTCGGGTAAGCCGGCTACATAAGTAACCGACTCGCCCGTGTTGTATTTAATTGTTATTGATAACTTCATCTCCCGATGCTCCGATCTCTTAGCTGAAGGTCTCTGTTACTTCACCCTTTGCTACTTTGAAGGTGAAGGATACTGTTTGTGCATCAATTCCTGATCCGCCAGCTGTTGGGAATTCTGGAAGGATTGGAAATACGAATTGTGCGCCAGTAGCGGCGGTGAGAGTGATATTGATGTTCGTGTCTGGTGCGCTCTCTGCTGCTGTCCAGAGTGCTTCGCATACAGAGTTAGCCTTACCCCAATCTGCCAGCATATCAAGTTGGAAGGTGCCTTCGATATTAACTGTCTTGTAAGCCTCACCATCGAGAGTCTGATAAGTCTCGCGAACGTTGGTCTTTGTCAAGACAGCGTTTGTCGCTTGGGCTTCAATATCTGTTCCACCTGTGAAAGATAGCGAAACGTCGCGACCAGTAATAACTACTGTTGCCACTTTTTCTCCTTAGTTAGTCTGTGTGTAATAGGTGGAAACGCGAATATCTGCAACCAATAAATTGACTGCACCCACTTGCGTTACCGATGGCCGCTCTACTGGGCCGACTGTGTAGCCGTCCGGTATTACTGCCAAAACTGAAAATATCAGCTGCTCGAGATTGTCAAGAGAAGCTGGGTTGGAAAGATAAGCGACTCCGCAAGTAATTGTCATATTGATCTTGGCGTGAATTGTTGAGTCATTGATTGTGTTCAATTCGAGATAAGGTGAATCTGGAACAAGAATAACCGCTGGAACTTGCACAGCTTCGGGAACGTATGAATAAACGTTAGCCGAAACGGAGGCGAGTGCAGTTGCCAGCGGTGTTCGGATAGAAGATAAAACTGTGGAGGCAGGCATTAACCCACCATCGCATCGGTATCAAGATAGGGGCCAAGAAGGCCAGTTACCTTTGCCAATAAATTCTTAGAAAGTCTGTAAGGTGTAACTGCAAAATCTATGCCTTCGATTGATCCTCCAGCGGCAGTTCTGGCTTGGAAGATTTCGACAGAAATAGCCAAAACGGCAGCTTCGACGTTGGCATTTCCCACATAGGTTGATGCGCCAGAGAGCGCAGCGTTTCCGGCTGGGATAATGTTCTTTTCCAATACGTCAGCATTTGTGATGGCGGCGGTAAATACATAGGGGCCAATTAAATCATTTGTAATTGTGTGAGTGCCGTTAAATGGCGCTCCGACACTTGTAACAACAACCGATTGACCTTCGGTAAATTCGTGAATTGTCGCTGTGTGGAAATAGGCAACGTTATTTTCTAAAGATACTTTGTTGATCTTGCTCTGAAAGGTAACAAGCATTGGCAAAACCAGATTCTCACTTGCATCAACAATATCTGCCAAGTAAGCGTCTGAATAAAGGGACGACGAGACGCCAAGAATGGTGCGAAGCTCTGTGGCTGTGACAATTGTTGGCATCTCGTTTTCCTTTCGATCTAGAGGGTGACAGGCCAGCTCGGGAGCGGACTGGCCGTCACTTTTGCAGTTCTAACTAGAGAACCATCCAGCGGTAAGCGCCAGCGCCGACCTTTGTAGCCAATGCGCCATAGCCGTAGTAAGCGACCTCAATTTGGCCGTTTAGTGCGACGTTTGTTTGTAGGCGGAATCGGGATGACTCAAACCATTGGTAAGCGTCTGGGTTGATAACGATGATGGTGTTATCTCCAATGCCGGAACCGGTTGTGAGGTTACGATCAACGCGGAAGTTCAATCCTAGAAGGTTGCCAGTTGCGGAACCTGCTCCGAGATTTCCACCCTGATTCATATTGCCAATCAAGTTCTGGTAAATCGGACGTCCTGCATCTGCGAGATTCTGAATTGCGCCCCATTGCTGAGGTGATGCGATGATGTTTTGTGCGAATCCGAGAGTATTAGCGTAGATTGAAACGCCAGCATCGGATACGAAGTCAAGAAGGCCAGCAGCGTCGAGAGTGCGGTTTCCGCCGTCAGTTCCGCCGGCGATAAGGCCGGTTACAACTGCAACGTCGGTTGCCTTTGCGTATGCGTATTCCATTTGACGAACGAGTTCATCAAAGAACGCAGGTGAGCTTCTGTCGAGAAGTTCTACGCTGAATGTTTGACCGCCGGCATACTTTTTAACGGACACAGAAAGGAATTCATTTGTCATTCCTGTTTCATCAATTGCAGCAGCTTCGGCTTCTTCTCCAACAGTTGGAACTGCGGTGATTTTAGGAATTTCGAAGCTCATTCCTGCATCTGGTAGAACGCCGCGAGATACTGAATCAACAGCTGGGCGATCTGCGTTTGAAAGTGGGTTGATGATTTCTGTCAATTGACGGGTTGGGATGAGACCAGCGTTATTGCTTGTGGTGTCATCTGCTGCCATAACGTACTGGCGTGCAACGTCATCTCCGAGCTTTGCGCGAACGCTGTTCTCGAGATATTTAGCCTTTGTGAACTCAAGGCGAGGAGTGGTGAAGAACGCTGGGCGTGATGCCGCAACTGTTTCCACCTTAGCAGCTTCTACCGTTTCTTCGGCAGGAGCTGGAACGGTAGTGTCTGACACTTGTTCTCCTTCGGTTGGGTTGTCTGCTTCAGCGGTTGCCGGAGCAGAATCTTCTTTAGGTGCTTCGTTCTCGGAAGCTGCGACTTCGCTAACGCGAGCGCTGTCAATTGCTGGATCAGTTACGAGGGAAACTTCATCAAGGGTTGCGGAAGTAATCTGCATAACGCCTTTGTTGTTTGTCCACTCGTTAATTTGTGCGCCGACGCTGAATCCATCGCGTAGGCCCTCGGTTGCCTCAACTAGCGCATCTTCGCCAGCCATTGTGTTAGCAATCTTAAATGTAGCCACAATGCCATTGGCGGTTACTTCGTGGCTCATCAACTTGCCAATTGGGCGAGTGCGATCGTGCTCAAGAAGCAATTTAACTGGCTTCATTTCAATTGAATCGGAAGCGAACACAGTTGGGCCAACTGAAGTGTTGCCCTGCTCGTTCCAAGTAACGATGGTGCCGCTGATGGTGCGCTTTACAGTATCGGCCGCCGTAACGGTCATTGGCATATTGATCTTCATCGGATCAAGTCCTCTTCTTCTTGGATTTGCTCAACGCTCATCGCGCCGATGCGGTTTAGGATTTCATACACTTGCGCTCTTTCCAAAGGATTGCCGCGCAAGAAGTCATCAAGGTCGAAACGCACTTCGGTCGTTGTTGGAACGAAGTCCGGCATTGATAAACGCTTTTCAATTGCTGTGAGTAATGGGCGAAGTGAAAAATCAACCAAAGAGCGCCGCTCACTAATGGAATTTGAGTAAGTCATCGAAGTAGTTTCGGCGCTCAGGAAGTACGCTGGAATTCCAGCTGCTCGAGCCAATTCTAATGCGACGTACTGACGCGCCTCAGCTAATTGCAAAGATTTTGGATCATAACCAAATTCTTTCAAATCAACGTCTGCATTGAGGAAAGCCGTTGAACGAGTTTGACGAGCTGTGCGCCAAGCGGTGAGAAGCGATGAAACTCTTTCAGCTGTCAGATTCGTGCCGTTAGACTTAAGAACCATTGAAGGGTTCGGCTCTTTTGCATAATTAACGGCGGCGTTTTCAAGATATACGGCTGCACTTACAGTTTTGCCAGCGCGGTGTAAAAATCCTTCGTCATAACCATCAAAGCGAATGATTGAACCAATTCCCGAAGTGGGAACGTCCATTCCATCAACTTTGTATGACTCAATCATCGTGTTGCGGAAATTTGTATCTACTGTGACGCGATCTGGGCTAACGCGAGTCCAAGCGCGAACTTTGCCACCATCGGTGACTGAATACATATCGAGAACTTGTCCATAACCAACGCCATAAAGCCAAATATCCTCAGCGAGCCAAGTGTAGATAAGACTTCCGGGAACTCGTGGGTCTGGTTGGTTAATAACGCGAAGTGGATCAACGTGTTCGCCGGTGAGCTTGTTATATTGCTCGAGAGGGAGCGAGCCGGTCGTTCCGCAGATAATATTTCTGGCGCGGGCAATGCTTGGGACGGACATAGCCAATTGGCGAGTTGTATTTGTAGCTCCGCCGAGAATGTTATAGACGGAATCGCTAATTTGAACGGGAGTTAGCGCGGCGGTTACATCGCTAGTTTTTTGCGGTGTTTGCGCAGTTACTTGTGGAAAGAAGAAATCTCTGATAGCACCCATTGAGCCTTTATTGTAAAGGGTCTGTGCTACAGAATTACTATATCCGCACCATCATTTGATTTAGTGGCGTAATGAGTCGCCATAGCTGAGGCAACCGCTCCACAGATAATTGCATTTGAGACTTTGCGGCCCATTACCCATCCGCCGTCACCGAAAGGCAACTTGACAGCGGATAGGCATTGTTTAGTCAGTTCATCTTGTCCCGAATGAACTAACCGCTGAGATGAGATTGCTCCCAGTAACTCATCACAGCTCTGGGCGTAGTCGAGACCATCTATCGGCTCAGTTCGGATTCCTGCCGGTGCTAATCGCGCAGCAACGGCTGAAGCGGTTCTCGCTGAATAGGCAACGAGTTGGACTGGATACTTACGCACCCAATCGGCTAAATCGTTAGCCAGAGACTTGTCGTCGAGATTAGACGGATTGTGCCAAGTCTGCAGAAGTATGACTTGGAACTGATCTCCCTCGAGCTTCTGACTAGCGACTAGCGCCGCTTGCTTCCTATCGGGACTGAGATCAATAGCCAGCCACGTATCCTTCTCAGGATCAAGTCTGAGACCCTCGACCCGACAAGATTCCCATTGAGAAGGGTTAATGACTGGATTGATGGTATCA